AGAGGCGATACAACTAGGGTGAGTGTAGCTTTCATCATATGTATTAGTAGCACAGTTTGATTCTATACCTGCACTACTTCGTATCATCGGACACCACTTTGTTTTTGCTTCTTGTTCAGTCATGGCTTGCCTCCGCTGTCTTGTCGTCTGATTGAGATAAAGTGAACATTCCATTATTATGAAGAGTCGCATACCCGTTCCATATCTCAAGGCTATGTTCACGATGTTGAAGAAACCATTTTTCGATTTCTAATAATTTATCCAACATAGAAGTGACTGGATGTTTCTTACACTCCGCCATGTGTTCAATTACATCGTTCATTTTCGTATCTATGCTTTTTGATATAAGTTTAGTTCCACAATAAACACATATAGACGTTAATTCTTTTTCTTTCAGCTTCGCCTCTGCTGCCTCGGCTCGCTGTTTCCAGTGTCCGAAAGGAGTATTGTCAACTAAATATTTATAATTTTCCTTCTCGGCAAACCGGCGCAGGATTTCGGCCTTGATGGTAAGGACTTTTTGGGCTTCGATTCCATTTCTCGGAAATCTTAAAGTAGCAACTTTGCTATTTTCAATTATATCTTCCAGCAATTCTTCAATGTTCATCGGCGGCCTCCGCTTTGTTTTTGCTTCTTGTTCAGTCTTTCATCTTTGGGCCCTTATTCGGCCTTCAATTTCTACTCTACCTAAACCAGCGGCAAAAATGAGTTTGCCATCACAAATTAAATCACCTTTGATGATTTTATCTTTAATTATAGTTTCCATCATCTTTTCCTCCTAAAATATTTACCACAGTTTAGACATCTATACTCTTCCCCTAAATGGGACTTAATTACTCTTGTTGAATTACAATATGGGCAATTCATGCTTCATGCACCTCATAACGTTGTGTATTGTCCTCAGTAATATATCTATATACTCGTTTGGGAGTGGTACGTGCAACTTCAGCAAGACTAATGGCTGCCTGTAAAAGGACCTGGTGCCTCGCCTTTTCATCATCAATAATATCAGTATGTTTCCAGAACGTCTCATTCTTCCCATACCAATTAAGGATAATCTTAAATCTTCGCTTTGCCATTATATGAACACATCCTCAGTTGAAAGCTTATCAAGCTCTTCAAGAGTAGAGTAACTGTGGCCACTCCTTGCAGCAGCCCCTTCCCAGAATTTTGATTTTGGTTGATTGACAGGATCGAGCCAATATGGTTTAAGTAACTCTTCAATAGAGTCTTTACACCATTCAGGTCTACAATTCTCATTGAAGAATTTATCAAAGTAAAGGTACCGTTTATGTACCTCATAAGGTTTCAAGTCTTTACTCTGTTTACGCCAGAGTTCGTAGTACTCTTGTTCTGAGATTATAACCTCAGTGTTATCTTGACATAAGATAACTATCTCTCGTGACTCATCAATACGAGATACACACTTGATTAGATAGCATTTCTTTATTATCTTCTGTTTACCAGTAACAGGGTTTTCTTCTTGGTCAACTGGTTGAAGATACTTTGCTCCATACATCTTAATACTGTTTCGTAATAACATTCTTATTGGCATGTCTTTCTCCTTTCTGCATGATGGAATTATTATATCCTAGTTAAATTACTTTGTAAACTCCGAAGTTTATAAATTTACATTTATTAATAACCTACTGTCCATAGATTCTATGGACAGTGGGTTATGGTCTTAAAGACGTACAACTTTCGGTTCGGGCCTTGGCTCTGGTCTGATACCATGATAAACTCGCTCCATGAATGAATCATAGAGATGATGTTCTTCTTCAGTCAGTAATGCCGGATCTTGCTCAATCTTCGCTTTCAGCTCGGATAATGTCACCGGCTTCACCTTGCGTGCTTTCTTTGCCGACTCATCACGATAAAATCCTTTGAGATTTGCCATAAACCTACTTGCCTCCTTTCTTTGCAGCGCCAGCAAAGTTCTCGGGAGTAAGGTTCTCGGTCTCTTTCGCAAACGCGACCAAGATCCTTCCTAACCGTTTATGACCGGCTTTCGCGTAATGGTCCTTGAACCAACGAGCAACAGGGATACTGTCCTTCTGGGCCATGGCCCGTAACTCTTTGTCAGCAACCTCTGCAGCCTCATTCATCTTCTTCATCATTTCCTCTTTCTCATTTTCGTTCATACTACTTTCTCCTTTCTTCAATATATTCTACCACATTGTGGTAGTTAGTGAACTGTTTATTTTTCATATTCGTTATTGTCTCGTTTTGTTTTATTATATATCGGGGTTAAATAAAAGTAAACCCCGTTTTTATATCGAAGTTTATTTGGTACTTCGGACATGGGACCAGGGATCTTGGTTTATTATTTAAAGATATTACTATATTATTAATGATAATTGAGTTAATTTTAAGCTCAATATCTCCATAAATATTTAATTTTATTATAAAATTGGACATCTGATATTGGACTATTGAGTATTATTGGCCTTTTTATAAAAATTTAGATTTCAATAAAAGTTTGTACACTCTATATAGGAAAAAATTTGAAATTTTTTATTTTTTTCGACGAAAGTACTCAATATACCAATTCATCAATATAAATATAATAAAAATATAATCAAATTAATTACTTATACCATATTGATGTAATATTGACAGTAATATTTAGTCAATATAAGCAACATTTTATGGGTTTAGGATCTGGGAGCTGGGAACAGGGAATCTTTATCTTAATCCTCTGCAAATTTATTATAAAATTCCTGTTTTCAAAATAATTCCCTATATAGGGAAGACAACAAATGAAGATAAAAAGAAAAGGAGCCATCTCTGACTCCTTTAAAGGAAGGAAAGTGCTGCAGACTTATAATATAGATTTATATAAATGCCTCCAAGTTAGTTAAGTTAATCCCTGTTAATGTGTTTATGTTGGTGTTTATAACGTTCCACCATATTAAGTCGTCTTCTAATCATTGCCCAGTTAATTGTTATGAGCTCTGGGTTATGTTGCACAAGGTATTGAAGAAGCATCTTCTCGTTTGTTTTGATAGAGGCTTGTATCTCCTGTACCTGTGCCCGATCGTAGTCAATACTTGATACCATATTTCTAATAGTTTCATCCATATTAATACCCCTTAAGTTATTAATCTTGAAGGCATTTATATAAGTCTATAGAAACCTACAATCAAAACCAGTTCGTAGTATATCTTCAACAAAGTGGTAAAGAGTTGCTACCCTTTATATTTAGTTATAGGTTTATAGATCCACTACTCTTGGTTAATTTATTGGTTTACGCTACTGCGACTGCAAATCCCAGGTCAATGATGTTACGTTTATAATACGCGACAATACGCTCCGGTGGTTGCTGGGTCTGAAGTCCTTGCTTCACAGCCAAATCTGCCCACTCCTTGGTATCAACCGGTTTGTCTTTCGGCAACGCAGAGATAAGTACTTCCATCTGCTTACAGACCTTGACTTCAATTTTCTTCCCAGTACCTTTAACCTTCCCACTGATACGACTTCCACCACTCATCCGGGTCCGAATTCCGAGAATCTCGCGAGCGATATTCTTTTCCACATCAGTCCACTTCTCCATCTCAAGGATGATACGGTTCTTGGTTCCAGGTTTGGGTTCCTCTGCCTTCGGTTTGTTATCCACTACTTTGATATTCTTCATGATACTACCTCCTAAGTTAGTATGTTAGAAGAGTAGTGGATTCATAAACCTATAACTATATTCAGTTGTCAAAGAGCAAGATTAATTACTTTATTCATTAATCATTATTTAATTGTTGATGAAACTATATCATAAATTTTAAAAATTGACAATAATAAATAAAAGTTAGATTAATAATGAATTAATGATTAATGCCCTCTCATATTGGGCCTGGGTACGTGGACCAATGACACTCTCCCGCTTGCCTTAGTACCCTTCTTAGAAAGCCGGGGAATTTCTGGAAAGCAACAGTATTGTTTTAAACTACATCATTGATAAACAGGAAAGTAAAAAGATGCAACATGTATTAAAAAATATGTTTACTTTCCTTATAACGTATGATAGATCTACTACAGAGGTGTATTTATGGCAATTGACATTAAGAAAAATTCAACTTCGGTCTCGGCCCGAGAAGCCATTGCTGGTGTCCTCAATACTTTTGATGAGCAAGAACTTGACCCTATAAAAGAACTTTGCTTGATTGCAAAAGACCCGAGCACACCACGTGATGAAAAAATATCAGTTCTTAAGGAACTTGCTTCATATAAAGCTCCTAAACGTAAAGCAGTCGATGTTAACCTTGAATCATCTGAAGGTATAACTGTAAAGATAATTAAGATTAATAATATAGATAATGCCGTAGAAAGCATGTTTAAAAAGGAGCCCAATGGAGATAGTTCTCCCACATAACTATAAACAGCGTGACTATCAAGTGCCATTATGGTCTTACCTTGAGGGTGGAGGTAAGAGGGCCGTGGCCATTTGGCATCGTCGTGCTGGAAAAGATATTACTGCATTAAACTGGACAATCTGCTCAATTGTTGAGCGCCCTGGTTTATATTGGCACCTCCTCCCCACGTATAACCAAGGGCGCAAAATTATTTGGGACGGTATCTCAAAAGAGGGTGTACCATTCCTTGATGCTTGGCCACATGACCTTATTAAGTCAGTTAATAATACCGATATGAAGCTTGAGACAGTTAATCGTGGGCTGTGGCAAGTAGTTGGTACTGACTTCGTTGACCGCCTTGTGGGTCCAAACCCTATTGGCTGTGTATTCTCTGAATACTCCCTCCAAGATCCTCAGGCATGGGACCTTATCCGCCCAATTCTTGCTGAAAACAAGGGTTGGGCAATCTTTATATATACACCACGTGGTAAGAACCATGGGTATGAACTATATAACCTTGCTATGAAGCTCCAACAAAGTGGCAGTGGGTGGTTTGCTCAGTTACTTACGGTGAATGACACTGGTGTCCTAACCCAGGAGGATATTGATGCGGAGCGTATGGCAGGTATGTCAGAGGAGCTGGTACAGCAGGAGTTCTATTGTTCATTTGACGCGGGAATGGTGGGCGCCTATTATACAACACAGCTTGCAAAAGCACGTCTTGAAGGTCGTATTTGTAGGGTGCCTATTATGGATACTGTCCCTGTTGATACTTACTGGGATCTGGGCATGGACGACTCCATGACTATTTGGTTTGGCCAAGATGTTGGCCGTGAGATTCATTTAATAGATTACTTAGAAGGTTCTGGTGAAGGTTTACCTTATTATGCTAAAAAGTTAGTTGATAAAGGTTATTTGTATGGTCGTCACGTTGGACCACATGATATTAAAGTTCGTGAGATTGGAACAGGGAAATCACGCAAAGAGACAGCACGGTCACTTGGAATAAACTTTGATGTTGCCAAGAAGCCTAATAATAAAGAAGATGCAATTGATGCAGTAAGAAGTATCTTTGGTCAGTGTGTTTTTGATTCTGAACGTTGTGCACGTGGAATTGATTCACTAGAAAACTTCAGAAAAGAGTATGACCAAAAACGTAAGATATTCTTAAGTACACCAGTACATGATTGGTCGTCACATGGTGCTGCTGCATTCGAGACGTTAGCTTTGTCTCACTCTTTTAGAAACTTTAATCGTAGAATTGTACTTCCAGAGTTTCATCGTAGAAGTTATAGTTCGTCATATACAACATAAGAGGTCAAGATGAGTGATTTAGGAGTAAAGATACGAGCCCATTATGATGACGCTGCTGGTAAGCGTGCTGACTTTGAGAATACTTGGCTGAAAGACCTGCGTCAGTATAAAGGTATTTATGACCCTGAAGTAAAAGCAAAACTTGATCCAAAACGTTCTAGTGCCTATATCCGTGAGACTCGTACTAAAGTCCGTACACTTGATGCTCGTATAATGGATTTATTGTTCCCAGCTAATGGGGATAAGAACTGGGAAATCTCAAATACTCCAGTCCCTGTTGTCCCATTACATGTTGAACAGGGTCTTATGCAAATGGTCCAAGCAACTATTTTACAGGCCGGAGAACAGAGGCAACCAAACACAGAAGAGATTGAGTTAGCTAAGAAGTCATATCTCAAAAACTCAATTGATAATATGTCCAAGGAGATTGAGGACCAGTTAACTGAAATTAAGTATCGTAATATTATACGTAGTGTTATTCATTCAGGTCACTTATATGGGACAGGGTGGTTAAAAGGTCCGTTGGTGAATCAGACAATTGAACAACACTGGCAACAAGTTCAGAATGCTGCTGGGAATGGCATGGAGTGGAAACTTGTTAAGACTAATGTTAATCGCCCATATGCTGAGTTTAAATCTATTTGGTCATGCTACCCAGATATGTCTGCTACTGAACTTGAAGATTGTCGCTTTATGTGCGAGCGGCACGTTATGCCACGTCATAAATTATGGGAATTAACTTCACGACCAGAGTTTAATGGTGAGTTAATCCGTAAATATATTGAAGAGAATCCTGATGGTACTGCTACATATCTTAGTTATGAATCAACTCTATATGCGCTGAATGATATTGAGACAAAGAAGCAACCACCAGTTAAAGGTTCATATGAAGTAATTGAATTTTGGGGATATGTGACTGGGGCTGATTTATTAGGACTTGATACTGATAATTTCTTACCAGTTATTGGTGATCAGTTACTTAATGATTTCCCAGTAAATATTTGGTTGCTTGGTGATGAGGTTATTAAAGTAGCTGTCCAACCAATAACAGGAGTTACTATTCCTTATTATGCATACTACTTTGACAAAGATGAAACTAGTATCTTTGGAGAAGGAGTTGCATCTATTATGCGTGATCCACAAAAATTGTTGAATGCTTCTATTAGGGCAATGATTGATGGTGCAGCGCATAGTGCTGGTCCGCAGTATGAAGTTAATATTGACTTACTTGCTGAAGGTGAAGACCCAACAGATATTGGTGCATTTAAAGTCTGGCAGCGTGTAGGTAAGGATGCAGACGTTGCTGGTAAAGAGGTTGTTCGTATAAAACAGATACACTCATATACACCTGAGTTTATGAGTATGTATAGCTTATTCAGTAGACTTGGCGATGAAGTAACTATAATTCCGCGCTATATGCAAGGTGATACTAAGGTATCTGGTGCAGCAAGGACATCTTCTGGATTATCTATGTTAATGGGTCAAGCAAATATTGGCCTGTCTGATCTCGTAAAGATGTTTGATGATGGTATCACTAAACCATTTATAACTGCCATGTATAATTGGAACATGCAGTTTAATCCACGTGAAGATATTAAAGGTGATATGAAGATTATTGCTCGTGGTTCTACTGCACTTATGGCTAAAGAGGTCAGAGCACAGCAGATACAGATGTTCTTACAAATGACTGTAAATCCAGCAGATATTTTGTGGGTTAAACGTGGCAACTTATTACGTAAATGGGCTGAGTCCACGGATATTGGTGCTGATGATATGGTTCGTACACAAGAGGAATATGATCAGGAATTAGCAAGACGGCAAGAGATGGAACAAACTATGCAAGCAGAACAACAGGCTGCTCTGGCTCTGGCTCAAGCTCAGTCTCAATCACAGGGTCAAGATGGTCATGGTTATAATCAACTTGAGCAAATAATTTCTCAACAAGGAGAATTACTAAAAGATTTAACTATAAAGGTAGAAGAGTTAGTAGCAAGTGCACAGCGAACTCGTATACCTGCACAACCAATACAATAAACTTATAGGAGATTATTATGGCATTAATTAATATGGAGCGTCCAAAACCTGATAAGACAGAGGATAAACTCCCTGTACCAGCATCAAATGATTCTTACTATGAGAAATATCCATGGGGTTTAAGAATTTCTCTTGGTAATGAAGAGTTAAAGAAACTTGGCTTTGATATTACTAGTATTAAAGCTGGAAGTGTTGGTGAGATTAATGCTAAGATAATTTTTACTGAAGTTCGCTCAGTTGATAAGCTTGATAATAGTGGCGCAACTGAGAAAAGTAATAATGCTGAGATTCAAATAACTGACCTTGAGATTATTAGTCCTGATAATTTTGAAGGTGCATTTAAAGAAGCAATTGAGGAATAGCATGAGTACACCTGAAGTAAACGAATTATATAAGATAATTCGTGGACGTATGAGTGACCCCGTTGTCGTGGCTTTTGTTAAGCTACTTGACATTAAGATAGATGAGTGGAAAGAGTCTATGGTTAATGCTCCTAAAGACACCATCCCTGAATTTCAAGGAGCTATAAAGCTAATACGGGAATTGCTTATTGATTTAAATCGCAGACCTAATAAATCTGAGTTTAAGTCAGGAGCATATACAGGTCTATAATCCAACCTTAATGGATTAAATAACACGGATACGTCATTAGACGCCCAGGAGGAATGTATGGCAAAGGAAGACATAGCAAAGATTGAGACTGAACAATTTGTAAATGAATTTGTAGCAGCAAGTGAAGGAGCACAAGGAGCACAGGCAGTTGCTGAAGGAGCACAAGGAGTACAGGCAGTTGTTGAAGGTGCACAAGGTGCACAAGGTGCACAAACAGTTGTTGAAGGTGCACAAGGTGCACAAACAGTTGTTGAAGGAGTACAAGGTGCTGAAGGTGCACAAGGTGCACAAACAGTTGTTGAAGGAGTACAAGGTCCACAGGCAGATTATAGGGATCTTTATACAAAGGAGGTTCAACGAACAAAATCCTGGGAAGGTCGACTTAAAGCAGAAGCAGCTCGAAACAGAGAATTACAAGATAAGATTAAAGAGATTTCAGAGAAAGCAGCTCAAGATACTACTATTAGCCTTGATGAATTAATTAAAGCTGATCCTGAAATCCAAGCATTTGTTGCGGAAATGGGTGATGAGTTTATGAAACCGTTTACCAAGCTTTTACAAGTAACGGCAAATAAACTTATCAATGATGCAGTTAAACCAATTAAAGAGACTGTTGCTCCAATCAAAGAAAAGTTAACAACTGATGAGGAGAATGCAGCAAAGAAACATTACACAACTATTTTAGGCGCCCATAAAGATGCACTTGAGTTACTTAAAGCTGGGTCATTAAATATGTGGATTGAGTCTTTGCCATATAAACAGGCTCTTGAAAAACAACGCATCTTACAAGAAGGTGAAACACAGGAAGTGATTGACCTTTTAACAGAGTACAAACAAACTCTTACGCCTGGTGGAATTGGTACACAGGCTACAACCACTGTTACGCCACAACCACAAAATACTGCAGCAATTGCTGCGGCAACAGTTGTTAAGACTGGGCCAGTATCATTGCCAAAAGGTATTACTAAGGCGGAAGATTTTGAGGGTGCTTTTAAAGAAGCTACACAAAATACATAAATTTAACGGAGGAAAAACGTTATGCCAGTTATTACTACTTATGGAGACATTAGTCCCAGAACTTCAGCTTTTGCTGCGAAGGATTTTCTTGAAAGAGCTCTTCCTTATCTGGTTATTGAGAAGTTTGGCCAAGGATCACCTTTGCCATCAAATAGTTCAAAGACCAAGACATGGAGACGCTATAACGCCCTTGATGCAACACCAAATGTATTGGTTGAAGGTGTTACTCCTACGGGTAAACAATTAACATCTACTGATGTGTCTG